CTTTCACACAGAGGGAGAAATTCTTTATACACTCTGGCTCCACCGCAGAGCCACAGTTTTTTTGCTAAATCGGGCAAGTCATTCAGTCGCGTACGTATCCAATCACCGCTCACATAGCAACACAACTCTCCCGGTGGAAGCAATTGCTTCATGCGGTCATTGGTCAGGATATAGGTGTATCTACCGGGAAGAGGCTTCCCAATCGATTCAAAGGTCGTACGCCCCATAAGAAGTGATCCGCCCATGGTGGCCCGTTTGAACCATTTGAAGTCGTCCGAGTGATACCATGGAATCCGCCCATGATGACCAATAACCCGATGTGGGTCCATTGCTAAAATTGCATTCATTAGTAAATCTCGCTAAATTTTGCTTTGAGCGTGTTGTAGGCGTCCCGATCATTCCACATGATGGCATTGTCAGCCATTGTCGTCCATGGCTCGGGACAATTGGATGAGACAAATTGCAAAAAAACCACTTCCTTTTTGGAGAGTTTGTTCTCTGGGTCATCATTGACCTTCTCGGCTATAACCAAAGCATCCACAATCTGTTGGGCATTGTATTTATCCGTGGCATAGGCCATCACTTCGGATTCTCCGTTACCAAGAGAATGCCATACTTCAATCTGACGAGGTAGTTCAAACCCGTCTTCATGGAAACACCATGCGAAATCGTTGCCATATTTTTTACTCATAAATCAGTCAAGACCTTTCCATAATTCGGGATAGTAATGTATTTGCTTGCAAGAGTCAAGAAATTTTACTCGGCTGGGCAACTTTGATTTACCGGGAAGGGTCGCCGTAGCATATCCCAAAAGAATATCAATATCCGTTCGCCAGATACGAGGGATGAAATCTTCGATTACCCTGTCCAAAAAAGTCCAGCAGTTGTTTTGCATCAATATGGTTATAGCATCATACAATTCATCTAATTCGACATCGTCTATGTCAGTTTTCATTCAGTATAAGGAATTAATCGATAATCATAGTCTTCTATGATATGAGGGGTTTCCCATGCGCCCCATTCGTTACATGTAATCACCAAGTAAACTCCATCCTCACAGTCATACAGATTATCAATTTTTCCAATAACCTCGTCCGCTCCGATATTTTGACAATCTTCTTCGAGAAGGTTATAACCTTTGCATTTTTTTTGAAGATAGCGGAGGGTCTTCTTAACATGAATACCACGGGCATCGGACCAATAAGAAGTGGACAACCTAACGATGCACCGATTCACCAATTTCTCGGGACGATTCAGTTCCCCGTCAAGATCAAATGCTTCAATTTCGTCGTTCATGCTGCCACCATCTTGACAAACCGCTTCACTTCGATCTTCTCTCCCATTTTAGCCGAAATCGATTCAATGAGTTGCTTGACCGTCATCTTGTCATCCTTGATGAATGGCTGATGAATAAGACAATGTTCGGCCAGCCACTTTTGCATCTTTCCCGCAACAATTTTGTCCACGATTTGCGGGGGCTTGTCTTTACATGCCAACCGATAGTCAAGCTCAACGGCGAGATAAAGGTTCTCGGAGGCATGAGCCCTATCAATATACTTCGGGGCTATCGGCGCAGACACGATATGCATACAAATGTCCTTTGCCAGATTAAGGAACGTCTCGTTCTTCGCCACGAAATCCGTCTGACAGGCAATCACGATCATTGCTCCCACTCGGTTGTTGTGGACGTAGCTATACACCACGTCGGTATTCGTGACTCGGTTGGCCATTTCATTGACATCAGCCGCATTTTGCTTCACCAGCAATGCCACTGCCGCATCAATATCACCCTTAGACTCCTGCAATGCAGCAGCAATCTTGTTCATCGGAGCAAGCGTTAAACGCCTGACCACCTTACACTGTTCAATATAGTTTTCCATAAATTATTTACTCAGTTTTCCCCAGAGCCATCCGACTCCAACGAACGCCAGAACGATAAACACAAAGTTGAGGAGTCGCATTCCCAGAAAGGCATACGCCAATCCTTTCACCAAAACCAGTAAGAGGATGATGATGGCGATTATTGCTATTACTCTATTCATACTTCGGAATCATACCAAGGAGTTTACCTTCGTCTTGAGTCAATACCCATGCGCCTTTGGCAACCCATTTGGTACGGGATGCATTATACGTTGCCGCATTATCTTGCTCCAACGTTCCGGGAAACATGACAGAATTAACCGTGAATGTTTCTTTAACAATCAATCGTCCATTCTTCTCCCCATCGGAGAAGCCCGTGGCCCAATTGACACCCTTCTGATGCAACATTTCATGCATGTCCGATTGACTCTTCCCGTGAAGTTCCTTGTGGGAGAAGTTCGATTGAGCCACCATGGATACAGAGTTACGAATGCAATCCTGCTGTCGAAAACGGAAGTAGTTCATCACTTCCGTTCTATCAGGAATGGTAAACGCTCGGCAATCAAAATAGGCCATCGTCGGATCATAAAATTGATTCTTCTCTGTGAGTTGACGATTGATTCTTTTCAGGTTAAACTCCGCAGTCATAATGCTGGAAGCCACAGAAACCATTTTCTGCAAGTTCCCATCAAACCACGCCGAGGTATTGGGTGTGGCAAAGTCGGTTAAAAGCACTGAGATTTCATCAGATTGCGTATAAGCAAATACCGCACCTTGAAGTTCAGGGAGCATGGCGATAATAGCCGAATCCATATCGGCAATAAGATCAGCATCAAAGGGACGCCTGAGCCCATTCGTGTAGGTATGAAACGCTTTTCCGTCGAGACGCAAAAGGGTATAGGTACGGCGGGGCAGCATGTAACGAGTACGATTTTCGTACTGGCTTTTCATTCTATCTCCAAGTGCATCATTCATAGTTGTAAATTGTTACCCACTGGCTTTTTTCCAAGACTGGTATTAGTGACTGTTCACGCCAATATTTCATCAAATCTTGCATACTCCCGTTCCAAATAACATCGGCTTCTTCTTCGGTCAAAGCCATACAAAAAGAACATGGCGGATGACTATGACAGGAACAGCCGCCGTAATCTTCGTACATCCTTTGGGCTTCGGTCATGATTTCGATAAGATACAAATAACGAAAATAATGAAAGCAACTAAAGAAATCACTGGAAACAAGACATTCCACCCCAAGGCTTTCAATTGCCGTGGACCTTCAAGGAATTCATTTCCAATATTCCGGAGTTCTTCAACTGGACCTTTTGTCTTCATAAATTTTTTACAAGATTTTCCATTACTTCACCACAATTCTCTTGAATAACCAAATCTGCCTTTGAGTCATACGGAGTCGTGTCTCGATTGATGATGACCAACTTGGCGTCAACTGGAATTTCATCCACTAAACGACACGCCGGAGTAACCACCAGAGAAGATCCAATAGCAATCATCAAATCGGCTTTTTTACAAAGAAAGAATGCAGTATCGTAGGCATCATCGCTCAAATTCTCATCGAACAAGACAGTGTTGGGACGTACCACGCCTTGACAGTCAGGACACACTGGATACCCCTTGGTTTCATTCAACAATTTAACTACCGTGGCGTAATCGGTCTTGTAGCCACAGGCACTCGTACAACGAAACACTGAACTGTTCCCGTGCAAATCAATGACATGCTTCGTCCCGGCTTTTTCATGTAAATTGTCAATGTTCTGAGTCAACACCGCTTTGACAATACCACGGTCAACCAACTCTTTGATGGCAACGTGGGCACGATTAGGTTGCTTGTCCACAATGTTTCCAATGCGATCAATGTAGAACCGAAAAAACAATGGTTTGTTCTCTCGGAACGTCCGGAGACTCAAAATCTGTTCGGGGGACTTGTTTTCGTATTTCGCTGAATAGATGCCCGAAGATGAACGGAAGTCGGGGATGCCGCTCTCGGTAGAGACACCAGCACCAGTGAACACCAAGGCGAACTTAGACGCCTTGACGAATTCCAAAAGTTGTGATTGCTTGTCCATTATGATTCGTGCATGAGTTCCGCCAATTCCGCTTTGGAAGGGGCGATCTCGGTTTCGTATTTGTAAACCTCGGAGTTATACTGGCTCCGAACCATATCCTTGAAAAAGTACGTGATAATGGGGGTGGGAGGCGTGGTGTAAGTATTGACCTCGATTGCAATCTTGGCGATTTCCTTCCGACGAAATGCATTGTTGTGAAGAAACACCACACTGTCACCGACATTGAACTTGGTAGTAATCTGCATGATGACTACCCTATCAGAAGGGAGTCACTTTGTCAAGCGGATTAGTATATGGTGTCAGCGATTTCGAGGTAATCAAACGAAAAAGATTCGCCGTTCATGTGGGCAAATTTCCTTCGCATATGGTTTTCGAACTTGACGCGGGCTTCGTTTGTAGATTTCGCATCGACCAGTTGAATAATAGTCTGCTCGAAGGGTCCGGAGATACCATAGACCCGAATAACGATTTTCGCTTTAATAAAATATAGCATAAATTGTGTGTGTGTTTACTAACCCTTATAAGTAGGGTTTCGTTCAATCAAACGGTTCATGTCTCGAATGTGGATTCTAAACGTGGTTCGAACCACATTCTTAAGAAATGACTTCACTACCGGAGACTGAGCCGAACTATCAATTTGTGATAAAAAAGACGGCTGAAGTCGTCGAAGCAACCGAAGGTGTAATCGATAACTTTTAACAACGTATAGTTGAACTATGAGGCTGTTTAGTTCACTCAAGACCGAGCCCACGTACTGGCGGGCTTTCCGATCTTGGTCCACAATTTGCGCCAGCTTGATAGCGGCGGGGGTTGCCCCGAAGGGAGTTTTCATTGTATAGGTTTGGAATAAGGAACTTTCGGCACGCCTAAATAATCATATTTCTTCGTCCACTTGGACCAATCGAACTGATAGTCATGCCGAACATCATGGAGTCTCATTGGCGTGGCGAGATTGTACTTTTCTCCCTCACCACGTTCTAACAATAAATATTCGCAATTTTTGGGATTTGCCCAACTTTCAAATTCTTCAACGGACGCATGAAAAAACCTCATTATAAATAACCGCATGGCCATTCCATGCGTGACAATGACTACGTTGCGAGGAAAATCTTCTTTTTCAAAATCCCGAAACAGCGTCCCCATGAAATCGCTCATGCGATCAAAAACATCGGCACAGGATTCGCCCGCATGAAACCGATAATAAAAATGCCCATACGCTTCCCGATGTTTTTCGGCCACCCAATCAATTCCGGTCATATGCTGACCTCCCCATTCCTGCTCTCGCAAACGAGAGTCGGCATAAAACTTCACAAAGTCTTTGGGCATCCACTCAGCAATCCCAATGAAGGTCTGGAGGGTTCGCCAAAAGGGCGAGACGTAAAATTGAACTGGACCCTTACCCACCAATTCATTTATCTCCTGACCCACTTCACGGGCCTGCAAATGGCCTTTCTCCGTAAGAGTAATAGCATAGTCGGGGATTTCTTTATAGGTGTTCTTATCCGCATTCCCAATACTCTGTCCATGCCGCACTAATACGATGCATTCCGGTTTCAAATGGACCTCCTTGCTATAAGTTGACACCACTTGATTAGTTCCTTTTCGGGTAAATCTTGTTTCATAATATTGACGACTTTGTGTATCCACTGAATTTTATTTATCTAACACGGACAACAATCGGGTTTCATTCGTCTGTTCCATTAACAAACCCAAGCTGTTCAAGGGTAAATTTTTTCTCCCGAAGGAGTTTGAAAAGCATTTCAAAACGGAGAGTACTGAACACTTGTTCGATGGTATGGCAGTCGGAGAAACGGGATTTCTTCTTGCTTTTCTTTGCCTTAACCCATTCTTCCATCAACTGCTCGGAAAAGTCGGAGGAACCATATGCCTCTGTATTGGCGAAGTGGAAAGGCGACTCCATGAACTGAGAAAAGTCTCCGTATCCAATGCCAAACTCTTTTTCGAATTTGTGGTAATCTTCATACCAACAAGGCTCGGAGTCATGGTTGTAGTCGAGGGAGATTTCGTAACACCGCATTTGAGTATCGTCCTCGTCGGTGTCAAATAACTCCCCAGTCATATCGCAAATGAATTTGCGTGAACTTCTGAGAAGAACGGGGTCTATGGGTTTTCCGGTGCGAGGGTCGAAACGAGCGGAGTCGGTGTAGAGGTACATAAATTGTTAAGATATTCAGCGATTATGGTAGCATGACATTCCATCGGTACACACCAACAAGATATCACTTTATTCTTCAAAGTCAAGACTTGATTTCGGAAATTTGCATCTTTGGCTATCCGATTGAAAAAATAAACCCGATACCGCTGAACGGATTCGGCTCGGGTAATACCCAATTTCTGGTAATCGAAAGGATTACCGAAAATTGTACCACGATCAACTCGTCTATCCCATGCTGGGGTTACTTGCCCCTTAACTCGACGCATGTTTATGACGGTGGTCATGTACGAAAAACAGTGTGTAAACGTTTTCGCTTACACACTATCACATAACTTATTTTGATGGGTTACTTCGCTACCCGCCTGCGCAGTTGCAGGGGAGAGCGGAGAATGTAGTTGCTGAGTTGACGCAACGTTCCACTAGTTCGCAAATTCTCAACCTCTCGCTTGGTGAAAATTACGTTGCAGTATGGGCCAATATATTCGCCGTGGCTTTTGTAGAAAATGGCTCGGCGGTTGCGGGGACTTTCGTTTTGACGGTTACGAATCCGTTTTGATCTATTCTTCATTTGTGTCTGTGTTTTGAGGTTTAACTATTGGGCGAATGAATATTTTACCCAAATTTATTTTCAAGAGAACCATACTATATTTTTTCGAAAGAGTCAAGATATAAAAAAGCAGCCCCCGATATTTCTATCGGGGGCCGGGGTATTGGCTAAAACTTACACGTACTTCGTGAGGATCGTGTCCACATCAAAAGCGATGGTCTCTGGAGAGAATACCACATCAGCCTTGGTGCGGTCAAGCGTGAACTTGCCACGTCCTTCAACGTGCATCGAGAGCAAGTCATACAGGTTCGGCTTACGCAACTCAGTCATGGCCTTGCAGACAAGCCCGATGTTGTTACAGTTGTTCCGAACGTTGTTCCACGTTGGGCGTGCCTTCAAGCCAAGGTCCATCCAGATTACCTTGCGCTCCTTGGCATCAATCAAGAGCGGTAAAACAACCGTGGTGTCCGATGAAATATCGATCTTGTTCTTAACCGTTTTGGCTTCGAAGATTTCACCTGACTGAGGAGCTTTTCGGCCCATCCAACCAGCGAAACATTCTGGCAAATCACAATACTTGTGACTCGTGAATGAGTTGATGCACATAGCAATGTACCGCCCACCACGCTGCAATACCTTACTCAAGGAAATGTCGATAAACTCTGCCGCACCGTAAGGCGCATCAGTGATATCGCCGCTGTGATGTCCAGCAAAATCCTTGAGATTGTAGTATGCAACATCGGCAATGTTGCTGAAACTCTCATCCAAGATGGAGGCCGTTAAATCAATGTCCACTCGACCAGCATTGGACCATCCAGAACCATTGCCATTGCTCATGTTCTTCCACCATATAAAAAACCGGATGGTGTCGTAATCTCCGTCGAGAGGAATCTGAGAACCACGCACGATGGTCTTGAGAGCCTTCGCCGCACTACGTTGAGAGAATGGCACGAGATAGGACTTGAGATTTTCATCCAAGTACACCTTACCCATCTTGTCGAGATTTGCAAAACGGTCCACGAGAACCTTGCGAACCTTCTCGGCCAAACCAAGACAGAATCGCTGATCGATGTTCGGACGGGTCGTCTCCAAGACATGAATCTTGGCGAGGTTGCCCTTCGGGAACACGGCACGGTCCCGCACTTCACTACGAGTCTTGAAGTGAGTGAATAATTGCAAGAGAACCGTAGTGGACACCTTGTCAGCCACGCCGATGAACTTACGGGCAAACGCCGCTCGCTTGCCTTCGCTCATACGAATCACATGATCCAATCGTCGGGCAAAGTCGCCGGGGCGGGTCACCAACAGGTCAACTGCCTCGGTCACGTCATCCTTCAATGCCGCTTCGACCTTACCGTTAAAAGTTTGCACCTTTTCGTTGCGAATGGCCTTGAACGCCTTTGCAGAACGAGGGAATTGCTTGGCATATTCGCCGGGGTGAATGACTTCACCAAGACGATGCCAACGGGTGTCGTACTTCACCATTTCTTGTGCAATATCCGTCTTGCAGGACTCCAAGAGTTCCAAGAGGAAACGTCGCACCGGGCGAGAGAACTTCTTGAACTTGGTTACTGCGGCAAGTGACACATCGCCGCCAGCAAAAGCCGCAGCAATACGCAAAACGTCCGTAGGCGTCTTGACATACTTCGTCATCTTTGATGCGGAGTTGGTGTGTTGCAAAAGCAACCCTGCCACAAAGGCCAACTGCTCCTTCATAGCGATTTGCTCAGGCAGCAAAGCAACCACGGCATCCTTGTCCTGCTTCACCCAATCCGAAAGGATGGCCTTGTCGGATTCGGAAATTGAAGACTTGGCCGCAACCAAGTTCGTGAAAATGTTGTTGAAATCGGCTTGCGTACCAAGATCGATACTGTCGAGCTTAGTTGGCTCAGTGAGCGGCATACGCTCTGCCTTCTCGTATTCAGGAAGCCACGTTTCGCTGACGAGCCCCGCATCCTTGGCCCAGAAAGACCAATAATGAATCATGGCGTTCACGTACAACTCGAAGTTGGACGCATCGATGACTTGCTGCGGGAAGTTCGGGTAAATTGGGTGGTACTCACGGTGGGCACCACGCATCTTCTTGAGAACCGGGAGGGTCTCCATGTAGAAGTCGGTAAGTTGAGACTCATTCAACTTCGAAAGTCCGTTGAACAGTCTTTGGGTAAAGACATATCCAAGGTTTTCAAAGTTCTTGCCAATGGTGGCAACGAGCATTCGGCTGACTCCGGTAGTTCCGCCCTTCGGGAGCAAAACCTTGAGTCGCTTTTCGAGATAGACTTGATTCTTTTTCATAGCATTCCTGTTTTGTTACTGAGTTTACTGTGGCTTCTGTATCCAGAATTGACTGGAGACGGTCATTAAAATTCTGAACGGTAATCGGACAAGCTGGTTGTTTTCCAGTTAATTTTAGAAGGAAGCTCATCCATAGCCGTTCTTTATCATCGGTGATTGGGAAATCTGGGCTTTGTTTTTGAATAAAAAAATAGAAGGAAGATCCTCCCATAGCCGAGTGATTTTTGTTCCAGATTTTACTGGAGACGATCACAAATTGTCGCTGGTAAGCGGAAAAACTGATTTCGTATAAAGAGTTAGAAGGAAGCGTTTCCATAGCCAGCAAATTCGTTTAGTCAGTTCTAAAGTGCATCTACATCACCATGCACAGGTCCGGTATTTCACCGTTCGTGAACCGACAAGATTCAAAGATCAATGCTCTTTTTATCGAGCGTGGGTTATCATACCGATATTCCCACAAAAGTCAAGCCCTTTCCGAAACTATTTTTCAGGCGGGGTGTATGGCGGCATTCCAAATACCGCTCGAATGGCGTTAACACGCCCCAACAGACCACCAGACAAAATATCCAAGTTTCCCACAATCCCACCATCGGAATGATTTGAAACCGGAGCCCGCCCTTCAAGCATGTTGAGCCACTTCATCAACTGTTGCTCATCGTCAAGCCACAAGGCAGTCTTACGCATTTCGTTCTGAACGGCTCCGTCACCGTAATCCTTGGACTCCCAAGTGTCGCAACCGCTGCATGAGCCATACCACCACTCGTAAAAACAATACGCCCCATTCTTCTCAGCCAAGAAGGAAGCGTGGCCCTGATAATCAGCCTCGGAGTCTTCCCACAGAATGTTCCAATCGCCCCAGATTTGCCCGGCAATGCCACCGTAGCGACACTTACTGGCGATGGTATCTTTCCATGCCATTCCTTGTTTCTTGATTGCAACACTCTTTGCCATAATGCGTGACTATACCGACTTCATATAAAAAGTCAAGTACAAAATACGTTAAACTGCAAGGTGGATTGCGTTCCTACCTTATTGAAGACTTCGGGTCATCAAAGATAAGTATAACCAAAAACAAAAAACATTCAAGAAATATCTGAAAACAATAATTTCATCCACGCATTCATGGCTTTGTAGTTACAGATGTCCAAGCCAATTTTATTAAGTTTTTGGATGCCAATTTTCTTTCCATAGTAAGCGAAATACAAGAAAAGGACAATATCATCGAGATCGGTAGTGCGGGCTTTATACCAAATCGAAAGCCAATCAATTTCGTGGGAGCCAACTAATGGAACATTGGCCGTCACCATATCAGCGGCAACAATATTGAAGGTTTCTGAAAATGAAATTTGCATTCCCAAATCCATTTCTTTGACCAGCGACATAAACTCAGAATGTTCACACCACGGATGCCCAATCAACGTGTGTTCCGTTCCCTTAAACAAATGCACGAGGTTACGATGAATATTTTCACCGTTCTGTTCGCATCGCCCATTGACATGGAAGTGAAGTTTCTTTCCGATCTTGTTGGCAAATGCCATAGCCGCCATTGCTTGTTGCAACGTATTTTTCATTGGCCGAATTGCACCAAAGCATCCAACATTCAAAACCTCTGGACTGTGATCAATGGCGATCTTTGTATAAGATTCAGATCGGTAACAATCGGGATAATAAATATTGGGAGCATAGGCTGTCGCGATCTTGCAAGCCCGCCACAAATCGTTTCCCAGCTTTTCCGCATTCGGAGCAATTTGTAAGGTACCGTATTGTTTACGTATTTCCTCATATCCCATCAACCACTGTATTGCCATTCCTTCATTAGCTAGGAATGGAGTGTTACTGTGAAGCCGAACGTACCACTTAACGTCGGGGTAACGAGGAATCAGAACGTGAAACTTCTCGGGAACTACCCATAATGCTTCAATGAATACATGAGTCGGTTTGTACTGATATACTTCTCGGTCAATAGCATTGTTATCAATTACCGAAACAACTTTACCTTCAACCCCAAGATCTTCCAAAGCATTGCACAGAAACTTACATGAGTTGATAAGACCGTAGGATATTCCATACTCGGTTTGGCGTTTTTTACAGATAAATAAGACTTTTGGCATGTTGATGATCTCTACTATAAGTATTCGTCATAAACAACAAAACGAAGAAAGGGCTTGACTTAACAAGAAAAATTCGTATAGTGGTCGTATATGAGTAATCGACTATTCAATAACGACGAACCCGACCTGTTCAAATCAATGACCAAGTTCTGGGGTATCTTCTTCGGCATTTGGATCGCATGGGTACTGATTTGCCTTTTCGCCATCGCCGGATTAGCTTGGGTGGCGGTTCACTTCATTCAAAAATACTGGTAAAATTCCTAACGTTAGGAAATGTTGATGCTATTTATAGCATATGACAAATCAAGTATGCCAACCAAAAAAGAAAATCTCACTCTCGAAGAAGTTCGACGGAAAAACGCCGAGCGCCAGCGTCGATATTACAACTCCAACATTGATGCTGAACGAAAACGGAAACGAACCGCTTATCGCAAAGGGGTTCGTTTATCTGATAACAAATAAGATAAATAACAAACGATATGTTGGTGTCACAACCAGAAACGTTCTGGTTCGATTTAATGAACATATCTGGGATGCCAATACTAAGCGCCGATGCAACTCAATTCTTCATGCTGCCATTCGAAAATATGGAAAACAAAACTTTTTCGTTGACTTATTGGAAGAGTGTAATAACATTAAGGAATTGGATTTTCTTCTGAAAGAATCGGATTATATCAAAAAATATAATACCTTATCCGACCACGGTAAGGGTTATAATTTGGTAGCCCAATCCACACAGAAACTTATCATTAGCAATGAAACTAGGCAACGAATGTCCATTGGCCGCATCGGAGAAAAGAATCACTTCTTTGGAAAACATCATACGACAAAGGCCAAAACTCGCATGAGCGACCACGCTTCTACCAGAATTGGGGTTAAAAATCCGTTTCATGGCAAATCTCATACCGAAAAATCTCGAAAAAGAATGAGTTTAAGTCAAAAATCTTATTTCAAAACACATAGTCATCCACGATTGGGTAAAACATTCACCCCAGAGTCCAGAGAAAAAATGAGCCAATCTCAACGAGGAAAGTCTGCGGGAAGTCTCAACCCAGCGTATGATCACAACATATACACCTTCAAGCATCTCATCACCGATGAAACATTTACTGGAACTGGACACGAATTCATTACAAAACACAACCTAAATCGTGGAAGCGTCAGCCAACTCAAAACAGGAACAAGAAAAAGTCATAAAAATTGGATTCTCACAAAAAGGTGTTGACTTTTTCTAAAAGATGCATATCATAGTCGAAGTTAGAATAAACAAGAACGCTATTATGACACCTATCGACAATACTCAAACAATCGAATCCGTTGGAAACGTGAACTCGATTGGGAGAATCACCGTAACTTCCAAAAACATTCCGTTCCTTATAAATGCCGTTACGGATCGTATTTATAAAGACAAGGCAATGGCTATTATACGAGAATATAGCACCAATGCAAGCGATGCTCATATTGTTAACCGCCTTCCCATCAACGCAGTTCAAATTACGCTCCCAACTCTCAAAGACCCTACTCTTCGAGTTCGTGATATTGGAACTGGCCTTACAATGGAACAAATCCGTGATGTTTATTGCATTCTCGGAGAAAGCACCAAGCGTAACTCCAACGACCTCAACGGGATGCTTGGATTGGGCTGCAAAAGTGCCATGGGCTACGGAGATTCTTTTATAGTGACATCGTGGGTTAATGGTGTCCAGTCTATCTACAACATCATCAAAGGTGACGATCACAAGGAAGGTGACGTTCTCCGCATGTCCGAAGTGCCGATGGTCGAGGGTGACCGAACGGGTATTGAAGTTGCCGTGCCAATCAAGGTCAGCGACCTGAATACCATTCATTCCAAAGCGGCTGATTTTTTCAAGTATTGGGTTGTTCTTCCGACCATCGTCAACATGGACGAAACGGAATTAACTCGCATGAACCGCTGGCGCAATACCGAAGCGTTTCTTTCTGGCAACGGTTGGGAAATCCGCCCGAACTCCAGTTCCTACGGTTACAGTGCCCGCAGCGTAGCTGTCATGGGTCAAGTGGCATATCCAATTGACTGGCAGATGCTTCGCTCCAAGATGGCGCTGACGCCTCAGAAGCGCATTTTCACGGAAATCCTTCAATCAAACGAAGTGGTTCTCCAGTTTCCGATTGGTTCGTTGAAGTTCACGATTAACCGGGAAGAGTTGGAGTACACCGATACCACCTACGCCAATCTCGAAAGCAAAATCGAGGAAATCTTTACCACATTGGAGCAGGCGATTATCACCAAGTTTGCGGGAGCCAAGACCATTTGGGAAGCCAAGCGAATTTACTTGGCTTTGTTTGGTAAAAATGTTGGTGACCGGGAAGATGGTGAATCCATTGACACCAACAAGGCTCTCAAAATTCTGGATGGTGATTTCTATCGTCTGGAATCGATGTTCAAAGGACGTTTGTTCTGGAACAACATCGAAATGAACAGTCCTTCTTTTACACGAATGAATCAATGGGATGTCAATTACCCCACCGGATTTCTTGAAGAGTTGAGCGACCCAACCACACCTTGTTTGGTATCATATAAACGCAAGAAAAAGCAAGTCAAGCGCCTTCGCTGCACGGGAACAGAACACAATCGCATTACGCCATTCAACGGCGTCAAAGTGATTGTCATCGATGGTCGTAACGTGAGCATGATGCAAACGATTGCTCGTTACTACCTGTTGAATGAGAGTTTCAACGTCCATAAACTACATCTGTTGCGGTTTTCCGATGATGCTCAACGTCAGGCGTTTTTCGATCACTATCATTTCGAGACTGCCGAATACACCATGCTGTCAACGGTTCTCGACGACATTAAGGCATGGCAGAAAGCAAATCGAAAATCCTATTCTCGTAATGGCGACGGTGGCGGTGGCGGGGGCACGGCCCTCCTTCGGTACATCGACGTGACATCTGGTTCTATCGAAGAATCCGAAGTGTCTCTCCGTGATTTGGAAGAGGGTGGCGTCTATGCCTCCTATTTCCGCAAAAATATTCGCATCGGTGGATACAACCGAGAACTGGACCGTACGACCTCGGCCTTGCAGGATTTGGCAAAATATGCCGACATGAACTTGGACCGTATTTATCTCATTCCCGAAGGAAAGTTGGAAGCCAAGTGGTTTGTGAAAGCCAAAGCCGATGGGCTCTGGACCGAAGCGGGCGAATATTTGAAAGAAAATGGAGACGTGTATGTTACGCCGACCATGCGGAAACAAGCTACCTTTCAAACATTTTGCGCCAACGACGATACCACTGAATTGCTGACCTATCCGTGGGCTTTAGCCATTGCGAATACCCTCAGTGAATCGTCTCCTGAACTGAACGCCTATGTCGAAGCTCTCGGTGGTGAACCAACCGACTTCGACGATCTACAAACGGCTCAACGCATGTTTGGTTTGGCCGAATCAAACTTCACTCTTGGAACGAAACCCGACTATGCGGCTTTAAATGAAGCGGTGATGGCTAAGTTCCCGCTGTTCAAATATATGGGTATCTGTGGCGATGATGCTGACATGGACTCAAAAAAGCTCAAAGCTCTCATTGAATACGTGGAGTCGTTGCAGGCCAAAAGAAACCTCTTGACTTCTCAGGAAGTCTCCGTATAATAAGGATCAAACTATGAATGTAGTCACAGCCACAAAGTCAAACAACACAATCACCATTCTGGTGAATGATAACGGTCTTATCAAGCCCATTCCCGCAACCTCCGACCACCCAAAATGGCCAGAAATTGTGGCGGCATGGACCACCGGCCATTTCGAGGAATTGCTCGATTTGCTCAGTCTGAAACGAGTCGTGGAACGTTGGAGCAAAGGCGGTCTGAGCGTCACCGACCAAGGGGTCTTCTACCGTGATCAGCAATTAGTTGGCGTGGATGTGGACCGCATCATGGGGTATCTCCGAGAGAAGATTTCTTACGACTCTCTTGCCAACTACATGGTACGCAAGCTCGCCAATCCTTCCCGTCGTGCCATCAATGAGATGTACAGCTTCTTGGAGCACAAGGAAATGCCGCTCACCCCGGACGGTATGATTCTGGCCTACAAAGGGGTGCAGAAGGATTTCTTTTCGGTATCCTCTGGACAAGAACCACTGATTTCTGGCCGACGCAATGAAACGGGGCAAATTTTCAACGGGGTGGGGGAAGTCATTGAAATGGATCGTTCTTACGTGGATGATGATTTTCGAAAACACTGCTCCGGTGGTTTACACGCTGGTTCTTTGTCCTATGCCCGTGACTGGGCTCGTACTCACGATGGCATCATCATCCTGATTGAAATTGATCCCGCTGGCGTGGTATCAGTTCCGGAGGATTGCAATTGTACCAAGTTGCGCTGTGCAAAATACAAGGTACTTGGCCTATACGATGGACCCCTGCCCGATACCTTCACATCGGATTACTCGGCTAAACCAGTTCATTTTTATCGCCCAGAGGATTTGAGTGAGAACGATGATGACAATGACAATGACATTTGCGATGAATGCGGAATGGATACCGTCGATTGCGAATGTGATGTTCTTTCGGGACCTTACTGTGATTGCACCGCTCATGATCCCGATTGTGGGTCGACGGAATGCGTTGGCTATCTCCAACCCTCAGAATCTCCTGCTGAACGGCAGCAACGAGACAACGAGGCATGGTTGTATGAGCAAATGAAGAAGGAGGGTTCACTTCCACCACCTGACAACGAACCTGCCGATGGCTATACGCCAACACCAACCTGCTTTGGTACGCCAGTCGAAAAGGATAATGTGGTTGAAATCTCCCGAGCCGAAAATGCGGCCAAGGGTCAAGAGACCGTCGTTCATCTGGATATTCGCCAGCGAGTTGTGACCGTCATTTCTGAACAACTGGATCGAAGCATCAACGACATCCATGATGACCAAGACTTGATGCGGGATCTCGGCGCTGATTCGCTGGATACCGTTGAATTGGCGATGGGACTCGAAGCGGAGTTTAGAATCGAAATTCCAGATGAGAAAGCTGAAAAGGCTTTTACTGTGGGGCAGACGATTAGTCTGGTTCAGGATTTGGTTTTGCCACCGACTTTCCGAACGGCATCAACAGCATTTGAACGGGAGTTTGGTCCCATCGTCCATAAGCTCGAAAAAAATCTCAATGATGTTTTGGGTGAGACCGAAGTAAAATCAAACGACAATACTACTTATCAAGAGGGCTACCAATTGGGTCTCCGGAATGGGGTTCGCCGTCGCAAACGAAAATATTATGAAACCGATATTACCGTTAAAGAAGAAAAGCAGTTCATGACGGGTTACTGCGACGGGTATCGAGCGGGACGCAAAGATTACAAGCAAAAGTAAACAACTTCGGTGTAAACAGGGATTCTAGCGTTCCCCCTGTCAGACCGAAAAGGGGACATTTAACAAGTCTCCGAACCGAGGGGCAGGCGATTCGGGTCGCCTGTCCTTCTTATTTTTAAGTTGACTTCCGAGCTAAAATATGTATAGTGTTGGTTTGTAAAAGCAAAAAGGTATAATCTATGAGTGTTGCATCAATTCAACGAATCACAAACATCAAAAAGCATCCGAACGCCGATACCCTATCCATCGGGACGGTGTTGGGCTGGCAGGTTATTTTTAACCATACCCAAAACGATTATAAGGACGGAGATTTGATCATCTATGTAGAAATTGATTCTGTACTTCCAGAGCACGCCGATTTTGAGTTTTTGCGAACCAAACATTTTCGAGTACGTCCAATTCGTCTCCGTGGCGAAGCGTCCAACGGATTGTGCCTGCCCATTGATACCTTGGGAAAATTCGGCTATGACATGCGTGGACCTTTCATGCCCGGCGTGGACGTAAGCGAGACCATTGGAGCCAAACATTATGAGAAACCGCTTTCGGCTGCTCTTTCGGGTAAGGCTCTCGGCTATCTCCCAAGTTTCATCATCAAAACCGATGAGGAAAATCTTCGAAGCAATCCATTCGCATTAGATGAATTGAAGAACCGTGAGTATTACATCACTCGCAAGGACGATGGTAGCTCTGGTACGTTTTTTGTGCATAAGGGAGTCTTTGGCGTTTGCAGCCGAAACCTTCAACTTGCCGAAGACGAGAACAACTTGTTTTGGAAGCTGGCCCGTCAGTATGACATTGAGAATAAGATCAAGAAATACTACGGTGAGCAAGACATTGCCATTCAAGGTGAGGTTGTTGGGCCGGGAGTTAATGGAAACAATCTTGGCTTGACCAAGCACGAACTGCATTTGTTCAGCATCCAATTCATTGATGTTCGGACGTATGCTACATTCGTACAACTCCGAGATTTTTGCAATGAAACCGCAATTCCCATGGTCTCTTTGATTGAAATGGGCGATAAGTTTCTTTACAATCTGGAGTCTTTGCTCAAGATGGCAAACTCATTGAAGTATCCGAATGGCGAGCCCGCTGAGGGCATTGTCATTCGTTCACAATGGCCACTGCGTAGCACCGTTCTGCAAAAGGAATGGTCAGGCAAAATCATCAGTGAAAACTATAAGGATGCCGAGTGAGCAAGCTCTTCCTCGACGACATTCGTAAGCCATCCAACGTAACCCACGCCATGCATGATGGTGCATGGGTGGAGTTTCCGTCGATATGGTCATGGGAAATCGTGCGCTCGTATGCAGCGTTTACGGAGTTCATTCTCAAAAATGGACTCCCTTCCGTCATTTCGTTCGATCATGATTTGTCCATGGAACATTACCCCGAAAACTTCGAGGCAATGCTGGTTCCGATTGATTACACCAAATATACCGAAAAAACCGGGTATGATTGCGCCAAATGGCTGGTCAACTACTGTGTCACGAACGAGAAGGAGTTGCCCGATTATTACGTCCATTCCTTTAACTCTGTCGGGAGAATGAACATTCACAACCATTTAGCTCGTTTCATTCAAATCCGAGACGCATTCAAAGATTCCCCTTGACTTTTTTCATTCCAGTCGTATAATACCCACAATGAATGTGAGATTGTTTAACGACAACGGATGCGAAACCCCTACCCCCAAGGGCGAAGAATGGATCGACTTGGTTCGAAACTACCTCACTCCCATCGTTGAGAAAGCCGTGCAGGACGGCATTACTCTCCGTGACGTTCAAACCATTGTTAATGAAGAAATCTCCTTCGCCTGCGCCCATGCTCGCCTGCGTCGGGGCATGAAAGAACACAAACTACAGCAATCGCTTCACAAAAACGAGTGTGGATGCGCCGGAGTATGTCTTCCAACAGATGGAAACCCACAATTCGAATAATTTTAACCTTGACTTTTTTTAACGGATTGGTATAGTGAGCACGTAAATGAAAAGTAACTGTGGCTGCACCGCCGACTCGCTCTGTCCCAAAGGCAAAAATCTATGGAAGTACAAGAGCTACAAAAAACGCAAGGCGTATTCGGACCATCGCCGTCTCGCCTTCGGTGAGACAGAATTGGATGGAGTGCAAGGCGTAACCTATCGAGCGAACAATACAAAATGAAACCCGTAAATTTACCATCGCTTACTATTGCCAGATTGAAGGCATATCGGAAATCAATCCTCGCCAAAGTCGGCGGATTTGAAATATGCGACTGTGGAAGTCTGGGATGTGATCATAGGAAAACGACGATGAAAGATATTCCTGAGTATATTCATCTCAGTTTGGAGCGTGATAGAGTGAACAAAGAACTTGCTCGTAAACAACGTTTAGAAGCCAAACAATGAAACCAGATCGAGAAGGCATTTGGGAATGGTTCGATGAAGATGGCAATCGCCGCCTTGTCGAAGTATTCGATGTCATGAAAAAAATTCCCGGTCACAAACCCTACCTTCGGGTTTACTGGTGGGGCGGGTACTACAACGTCAACGACGAAGTGGACGACCTCTACAACTGCAAAGGGGAAGTGGTGGAAAAAGACGTGGTGGACGAAGCGGAATGGACGGACAATTGGGGTGACCGTGTTGGCGACAATCAAAGTCTCCCCGAAGATCAACTCTACCTCATGCCCACACCCGATGAATTAGCACTGTTTCGAGAAAAGGACAAACAATGAAAGACATACTCACATTCATGGGCGAACACCCGTGGCAAACATTCTTCCTTGTACTGTTGGTGGGACAGACAATTGTTTATATCTTCAAATACATTACGATTGCCTTCCGAGGATGGCCAGACCCCGCTGTGGATGACGACGATGAAATCGGCCTTTGAAGTCTTGGCTGAGTGGGCATGGGAGAAGGTCAATATCACCGACCTTCAAAAGAAAATGAAGGAATCGCCTTCTCCCGACCTTCAAAAGAAAATCGAGGCAGCGATCAAAACTTATCGAAGTGCCTGCCGCCAAAAGAAAATTTTAGACGCCGAGGAAAACAGTTGACAATTGGCCGAAACTCCATATACTCTCTCTCAAATGAAAATTGACTTAAATGCCATCGACCAAGAACAATTCATGGTTCACCCGCATGTGGTGAATGGTGAAACCTTGTGGCTTATTCAGCCGCAACACATTGGTTGTAAATGGGTTCAGGAGAACAAGCATTTTCGTTCCTCAGTGTGGAATGACGAAGGCGAACTCGTGTCTGCTGGTTTTCCAAAGTTCACCAACTGGGGCGAAAACCCTGAAAATTTCCCTGTGCCGCAATCACTCAAGAATGCGACCATCGTCGAAAAGATCGATGGCTCTCTCTTGATTGTGTCCAAGTATAAGGGCAACTATATCCTGCGTACTCGTGGTACCGTAGATGCCTCCAAGCTGGACAACGGTTACGAAATTGAAGTGTTCAAGCGGGATTATTTGCCAAAACTGGTTGAGTTTATTGAGGTAACTTGCAACGTTCCCAAGGACACTTGGTTGATTTCCTACTTGTTTGAATGGGTGTCTCCGGAAAACCGGATCATCTTGAACTATGGCGATGCGCCAGAGTGGTATTTTGTTGGTGCCGTGGGGCACACCGACTATAGCGTTTCGTCACAAGAAATGCTTGATGGCCTTGCTGACAAAACGGGATTCAAGCGGCCAGTCACTTATGACTTTCCATCCGTGGAAGCTCTCATGGCTGATGTGGAGCAATGGAAGGGCAAGGAAGGGGTCTGTGTCTATTCCAAGGATGGACAACGCATCCACAAGGTCAAGGGTCTCTGGTATCTCGCTCTGCACCGTATGAAGGAAGCTCTGGCGTCGATAGATAAAGTCGTCGATGTTTATTTTTCTCAAGGTACGCCGTCATATCAAGAGTTTGAAAAGTACATTACCGACATGTTCGACTATGAGTTGTGGCAACAAGTTCGTCCAGAAGCGTCTCGAATTTGTGATGCGTATAAAGACGTTCAAAAAATCATAGAAGGCATGAAAGTGTTTGTAGATGAGACGCTTAAACCTATGAAAACTCGACGTGAACAAGCGGAACGGGTGTTGTCTTCATATGGCAACACGAACCGAGCATCATTTGTGTTTGCGCTTCTGGACTCTAAGCCGCTGACGGCTGAACAGGAAAAAAAACTCCTGTATCAATGCTTAAAGAAATAGTTATTGGGAGTTGTGTAAATAAAATAACACATAACTCCCAATTCTTCATATGTACTTCATATGAAAACAAAATACACTCATGAAAATTTGATTGGTAAAAAGTTTCACGCATTGACTTATATCGGGAATTTCTTTCGAATCAAAGGGATGGCTGCGGCGACATGGAAATGTGATTGTGGATCGGAAATCATTGGGAGAATAGGAGATGTCGTAAATGGAAAGAAAAAATCCTGTTCCTGCTATCAATACCGCCGACGCAGTGCTCATCCCGCATGGGGTGGTTATGAAGAAATAAGCGGAAACTATTGGTCAATAGTAAAGGCGGGGGCGAGAAGCAGAAATCTTGAAATGTCTGTTACCATGGAAGAGGCGTGGCATCAGTTCTTAAAACAAAACCGAAAATGTGCGCTTTCGGGAGAACCAATACAATTTGGGACGACAAAACGTTTTCATGATAAAACCGCTTCATTGGATCGAATTGATTCATCACAGGGTTACACGAGAAACAATATTCAATGGATTCACAAAGACCTAAACCCCATGAAAATGGCAATGAGACAGGAATCATTCGTGGATTGGTGCCGTAAAGTCGCTAAACATTTCGCTTGACTTTTTATAAAATCTCTGTAGAGTATTGAAGAAATGACAACGGAACAAGAAAACTTAAAGGGCCGACGACTATTCCTTGAGGAACAGATATGGTCTGCCAATCTCGAAATAAGTGCAATCCACCGTGCCTGCGCTGACCATATTGGTCATGTTATTCACAAGGGCCAAACCATTTGGAGCCCTCGACAGGGGAAAGTAGTCAATACAATGGCTGGGAAGCCCGACAACTGGAATGATGGGTGTTATTCGGTTTCCTGTGAGGTATGCGGCAAGGACTTTGGCTGGCATTGCCCCGTGAACCCCAAGGGATATTGCGAATATGGCGAAGGCAGCTATGGTGATTGCATCCACTGCCATATTCCGGAGGAACGAAAATGATGCCCCCGTGGAAAAAATATCTGATTCACGACATTCTTAAATGGATGATTTGGACAATTGTTTTGACCGCCATTTTGATTCTTTGGAAAATCTGTCAGCCGATACCTGTATTATGAAAATACTCAAAAAAGGAATTGTTCCGAAACCGCCACCCCCCAAAGTTTATCGGGGCGAATGTCCGTCATGTCATTGTCAAGTTGAAGTGGAATATGGAGATGAAGCACTTCGATTGCAAGGAGATGATTGCTTCTTCTATGTGATGTGTCCAACCAAAAACTGTCCACAGGGTCGACTGAACGTGAAAGAATATATCACCCGTAAGTTTGAAGACAAAAGTGAGGTTTATTGATTTATGACCTTTGAAACATATTGGAATCGAGGATCAAATGAGTTTCGAAAACTCATGACTGAGAGCTTCACGAAATGCCCACGGGATGCTTGGAATGCTGGCTATAAAGAGGGTCGCACACAACTCAAAGAACAGGTGCTGGAACTCTTGGCTAAAGCCCCACGTAACGATCCAAACTTAATGTCCACGTTCGAGATGAATCAACAATTCGATGTAGAGAGACAAATCAAAGCTTTATGAAATGGATACACAACAAAAGCGAAGTCCCCAAAGGGCCACATTTTGCCATTATTGAATTTTCACAATATTATGTGGAAGGGGATGAGCGTAGTCGTACCGCTCCCGGCCATGGCTATCCCGGAGGTTATGAGAATAAAGCCGACTACATTGTCTTTGATACTGAGTCGGAATGGAAAGCGGAAATCAACAAACGCATGACTGCCATGTATGGCTACAAAGATAATTTCATTCCGGTTCGGGTTACTCCGGCAAACATTCAAATACAAACCATCATAAACATTGCTTAATTATGCTCGATGCATTCAGTTGGTCAATCCACTTTAGTCAAACAAAAACAAACGCAGTAGTAGAATCAGTTCAACAAATAACACAAACTCATACACCTATGTTAGAATCAATACTTGGTTTCTTCGCCTTTGGCGCTCTTGGCTTCTGGCTTTTGCTTGCAGCCCTTTCAATCGTTTATACCGTATCTGTCGAAGTTGACAAACACGGTGTTGCGATCTTTGCAACCATCCTCGCTATTCTTTTGGGATGGAACAATCTTGGTCTTTTATTTCACAATTGGCAGTTACTTTTAATCGGAGTCGCCGCTTATGGTATTGCTGGTGGGGCATGGTCCGTATTTCGCTGGTTCAAGTACTGTCGGAAATACATTGAGGAACATCCAAATGAAAAAATTAGTTTGATAGAGGGGTATGGGGATAACAAACGAACATTAACGCTCGAACAATATTATTCCGAAAAACTCAACCCCTCTGCCCATAAATCCAAACTGATTAGCTGGATCGTTTATTGGCCGTTTTCACTGTTCTGGCACATCACGGGCGACATTATCAATACAATTTATGATATGTTTGCAAATAGTTACGCCAGAGTATCGGCATCGGTAATTTCCAACGCATTGGGTAAGAAACCTTAAACTGAGTAAGTCGCAACTCTGTGGCATAACGCTATAAACTCTTTTTGTGACAGGGATTGTTTAGCAAAATTCACTGTTTTGTGAACCCACTGAACATTCCCTGTCACGTATCCAAAAGAGGAATCGATTCTATCCAATGAAGCTGTTCGACTATTATCTTTTGCAAATGCGCCAAAACAAATATCGTCTCCAGTCAAAGCACATTTCTTGTTTTGTTTAAGATAAAGCTCCCAGAGATACTCTAAAGTTAAATCAAAAGGAATTTTTCTTGTTTTGGCATCTTGTTTAATTCGGGTCAAAACTGTTTTACTTATATCCCCAATTCCGTTCCAGAGGGGACTTTCCAATCCCTTTCGAGCATACAGACATCCACAACTCTTAGTGAGCCCTCGTTTTAACAAATCACTCCGAACCACTTTTTCAGTACCACAATCACATTTACATGTCCATAATGAAACTGGACATTGTTTACTACGGACTCCAGCATATGAAACCACAACCAACCTCCCAAATCGTTTACGCAATAAACTGGTTATCCGCCGTCCACTTTTTGACTTTATAATATCTAGTGAGTGCCCTCTCCCGTTCAAGACGCTTATGGCTGTTATAGTATCGCATTCTTCTAACCCTCCACTGTTCTCGAATTTCATCTTTGGTTCTATTAAGTTTTTTTCTCCCCATACATACTCTTTCTTTGTTGACATTTCACTGTTCATGTGATATACATATCATACTGAAAAATAAAACGTGACAAAAAACGTGACAAAATGAAAGATTTCGTTCAATGGCTATGGGCAGTTGGCAGGTTCGTTCCAGCCATGCTGTATGTGATCATAGTATTTGTGATGTTTTATCTCTTTGTTCCCGAACCGAAAGAAAACTCTTCGGCTAGAGACCGACATCACTATCTGGATTATTTAGATGAATAACATTGCTATATTAACAATCGGGGCTCCCGGTAGCGGAAAGAGCACATGGGGAGAGAAGTTTGCCAAAGATAATGGCTATATCTATCTCTCGTCTGACCGAAACCGAGCGAGAGTGGGAACAGGTGAAGAGGATTTGAAAGCTTCTGCCCGAGCCTTCGCTTTGTTGAAAGAAGAAATGGGAGCCGCCTTGGACCGTGGTGAAAACGTCGTTGTGGACGCCACGTTTATGTCCAAGAAGGCTCGTCGTGATTTCGTCAACATTGCTCGTGGCCGAGGAGCACATCTTCGTGCCGTCGTCTTTGACCTTCCCCGTAAGCTGATATTGGAACGAAACTCCAAGCGGGCCAAGGCTGGTGGGCGGGACGTTCCACAGTTCGTAATTGACCGCATGTTGGGTAACTACGAAAAGCCGGAATCTCCCGAATTCGATGAAGTTACGTTCATCACCAAATGAGTCAGAACGGTAAAGGCAAGCGTCCTGTTCTTGGTTACAACGCCAAGAACTGGTATACCAATTTTGGTAAGATCGACTGGCATAAAAAGTGGTGTGCCATGTGCGGTAAATGGACCGACCATCAAAGTGGTTCTTGTCCTGAACTACATCCACCTAAGAAAGACAAAAAGAAATGAGTGAAAACACACAAAAATCAGAACTTGTAGTCCCTGAGACTACCCCCACCCCTCCCTCCACCACTGTTGCGCTTCCAGCCGGAACCGTGGTTACAACCATCAATATTGAAGAGTTGAAGTCTAACTCCGTGGTGGTGATCAAAATCGCTCCAGAGGGGATGCAGCAACGAATGGCGGCTACTCAGCAAATCGCCATGGCTCTACGCCCGCTCCGAGAACAGATTCAAGCGAAGAATATTGCTTTTATTGTCATGGGAACGGGCGAAGGTATGGAAGTTGTCGATGAAGAACAGATGAAAGAGCTTGGTTGGGAAAAGAAAGAAAAGACCCGCATTATTACTCTGTAATAAGGGATTGACAAACGCCTTCGGATCGGGTATAGTAGTGGGATGAAAATCACACTTATTATACCCGATCTTCATTTGCGCTGGCAAGAAGCCGACAAAATCATCAAGGGCGCAGGTGCCGATGAGGTTATCTTTCTTGGGGATCACTTCGACGACTTCGGAGATACCCCACAGATGATTGGTGAAATGTGTGATTGGTTGGAAGCCGAAGTGAAGAAACCCAACCGAATTTTTCTTTATGGAAACCACGACATTCACTATGCTCGCCCTGATGTTCATTTCCGCTGTAGTGGCTACGAAGAATGGAAATACTTTCTCATTCACGACAACTTTGAAGGTAAGAATATCTGGGACCACTTTCAATGGTATCATATTCTGGATGACAAGTGGTTGATTACCCACGCTGGGTTGCACAAGTTCAATCTGCCAAAAGACATTGCGGCGTTACACAAAGACCGCTCCGCATTCTTGAAGGCAATTGCAACATATCTGGATGCCGAGATTATTCCCGGTTATCGAGATAAGAGTTGGATATTTCATGCAGGACGTTCTCGGGGTGGATTGCAGCGTGTCGGAGGCATTGACTGGTGCGACTTTGAACGGGAGTATTACCCAATCATGGGCCTGAATCAAATCGTGGGCCATACGCCCCAGATAGTGGGAACCAATTGGTGTTTCCAGAATGAAAAGGATAAAATCAGTTATCATCCTACAAGCATGTGGCATCCCAAGGCGAAAGACTTTGATAACGTCAATCGTTCTTATACCGTGAATCTTGACGTACATGGGAACACGCATTGGGCGGTGTGGGACGGAAAGACAATGACATTTTTTAATTACAGGGAAGACCTGTAATCGACTTTATTTGTCCTATCAAAGAAAGCTGATTTTCCACTCGAATTGCTTTCACTACAACGGTATCCGGATAAAACTTCACGACATCTATTCGGATACCGTTTTCCCATTCAAACTCGTTCAAAATATAATTAACATAGTCCATGAGCCCAAGAGGTTTCATCCAATTATAGTACAAATCCTTCATTTCTTGGGTTGTATGGAGAAGAATGTCCATTTTTAGATCATAATGACACATCATCGTCACCGTCCTAAAGGCCATTGGTTCTGAGGGCGGTTCAAGCAAAGCATCAGAGACGATTAAAATATCACTCTTCATCTTGATAATAAATAGATATCATTGAGACTGTAACGTTTGAATTGTCTATTTATTTGCATGAAATCAACTCCTGACTGGATCGATGTGTTGTTTGTTTATGGTGTGGACAAGAACCACCGCCGAATTTTTCTGTTTGACGACATTGATACGGTCCCAATCGGCGTCGTCATCAAAGCATTATATCTCATGGACACCGAATCCAGTGAGAAACCGATTGAACTTTTTATTGGTTCATTTGGCGGAAGTGAATATGATATGTTTGCTTTGTATGATGCCATTCAAACCATTCATTCACCTGTTCACACGATTGCGATAGGTAAATGTATGTCGGCAGCACCGCTATTGGTATGTTGTGGAGCCAAGGGACATCGCTATTCAACGCCGAATACCTCATTTATGGTCCATCAGGGATGGGATGATTTAGGAGCAAAGCGGTATGATGAAGTAAAATCCGATCTGGTGCATTGGGATGACTTGGAAAAACGATGGCTGAATTTGATGGAAAAACATACAAAAAAACCCGAATCGTTTTGGAAAGCTCAGTGTGATAAAGTTGGTGACCGGTATTTTGATGCATGGCAAGCTTTGGAATGGGGTCTCATTGACCAAGTGTGGGATGAAAAAGAAGGAAAATAAACTCTTGACTTCTGGGTAGGATAGGGTATAATAACCCAATCCTCAAAGAAAGGATTTATGCAAGGCATTGAAACAAAACTATTGGTATTGAAGTTGAACAAGTTCTGGAAGGTCGTAGACACCGCCCTCGTTGGCGATGCGCTGGTTGACCTTGCGGCTGGTAAGAACAGCTACGCCCTAGACATTAACTATGGCGAGAAGGAAGACGGTTCACCAGATTTCAGCAACCCCCAGATGAGGCCGGTTAACTGGGATGAGTGGATTTTGCTCCCCGTTCGTCCATGGGACTTCTCCATCAAGTCGGTCAAGATGGAGATTCGAGTTCCAACGATTTTGGTGGCGAAGAACTATGCGAAGGTACCCGAAGTTAAATTCGGTAAGAACCCTTCGTCGGACCAGATTCGTATTCGTGACGGTAACCGTTGCCAATACACGGGACAGAAGTTGAAGCGAGAAGAAATCTCCATCGACCACGTTTTGCCACGCTCCAAGGGTGGCGACAACTCATGGGGCAACCTTGTTGTAACAAGCAAGGCGCTGAATTCCATGAAAGGTGACAAGTTGAATTCGGAAGTTGGTTTGAAGCTTATCGCCACGCCGGGAAAGCCAAAGCCAATTCCTCGATACAAACTCATCCGTGAGGCGAGACACGCTGATTGGAAATTGTTCCTTGAAGAAATTGACGATTAAACAAAACCCCCAGTGGGTCACCACTGGGGGTTCTTTACGTACTGTTGCCTAACCTTAGATTTTGTAGCCCTGATCAACTTGAGACTTAACGTCTTCATCGTCAAACTCGACGCCCTTAGTAACGTTAACAGCCGAACGGTATTTGGCGGTTTTGTCACTAAGAGACTTCCACATAGCGTTTGTACCTCCTGCGGAGGCCACGTAAGCAAGAGTTGAAGAACCTTTGACGCCCATCGTTGCGCCAACTGCCCATGCGTTCTGATTGGCTCCGAGATACACAAACTCCCATTTGTATTTCTCTTCTTGATGTTCAATCATTTGCTTGACCTGTTCGGCGGTCCAGCCATGACTGGAATTTTCTTCGCCGTCCGTAATCACAACAACCAACACCCTTTCAGGACGTTCATTGGAAGCAGTGTCAGCCAACCGTTCACCAACCTTCTTCACTACCGTTGCAATTGCTTCATACAAAGGCGTACCGCCACGGGGAACAAATGTTTCTGTGTTGAGATCGGCAACCCGTTGAAGATCCAACTTCTCATACACTGTTTCCACCACGCATGGTCCATCGGTATCAAATTGATAGAAGGATACCTTACACTCAGTTGGAACTCGCTTTTGTTCTTTGAGGAAGGAGTTGAAGCCGCCAATCATATCCTTTCGGATAGATTCCATGGAGCCGGAACGGTCCACGATAAAGATGATCTCTGTAAGACCTTTTTTCATAGTTTACTAACCTTTCGTTTGTGAAAGCTCCTCATACCGGAGATTTCGATTCATGGATACATAGTTATGTTTCCACTTTTCTTACTTATTTTATTCCGCCAACCTTTACGTGGAGGTTAAAAAAATCTGATTCCAAGCCCGCTTCATCCATGTCATTGCTCACCATTTTAGCAACCAAATGAGCGAAATCCGTCTGAGGCTTCCATCCAAGCTCTTTACGAATTCGGGTGCTGTCACCGCAAAGGGATTCAACTTCGGCTGGTCGATAGAAAGAAGGATTGATCTTCACGAGCGTTCCTTCAATCACATCAGGCGAGACAGGTCCGGACACATATTTGTAAACTTCGTCCACTCCACTGCCAACCCACTTTCCCTTGATGCCAACCCCTTCAAACGCCAGTTCAACAAATTCACGGATGCAATGGCTCTTCCCGTTTGATACCACGTATTCGGTAGGCACGGAATTATTGAGCATTAACCAGATGGCTTGTACACAGTCTTCGGCATCGGACCAATCTCGCATCGCATCAAGATTGCCCAACTCCAAAGGTATGATGGGAGTGAACTTCCCTTTCAGGGACTTGTAAATATCAACAACCTTGGAAGAGATTTTACGAGTGACAAATTCCTTTCCTCGGCGTGGACCTTCATGGTTAAACAGCCATGATTGGATTGCGAAGAGATTGTAGGATTCCCGATAAACCTTGACAACTTGTCGTGCCGCAGCCTTACTTGCACCATAGGGTGAGCGTGGTCGCAACGGATGTTTCTCGTCTTGGGGAGAATAGGAGACATCCCCAAACTCTTCACTTGATCCAGCATTGTAAAACCGACAGTTGGGGCAATGTTGTCGAATGGCTTCGAGGATATGAAGAACTCCAGTGGTATTGGTCTCCCATGTTTGTACAGGGAAGTCCCATGAAGACTTGACAAATGTTTGAGCGGCTAAATTTATGAAATAATGTGGACGCAATTCCCGAATGAGCTTATCAATAGAATGGGTGTCCGTCAAATCAAAATTGACCAAACTGAATCGGGGATTGCTTTCCAAATGAGCAAAGTTTCCATGGTTGTGAACCGCCAATCTTCGCGCCCCACCAACAATGTTGAAGTTTGTGTTTTTGAGCAGGTAATCGGCCATCAGACTCCCATCTTGGCCAGAAACACCTGTGATCATCACAGTCTTTTCAGAACGGTAGAGATTAAGTTTTGCAACATCGGCACTCATTATTTCCATAACTTGATTGGGAGACTAACAGATTTTTTGGTAAAACTCAACTTATTTTAATCTTCTTCATCATCTTCTTCATCTCCATTACGTTCTTTGGCATCTCGAAGCCGACGATGGAAATCCTCAAAATCCTCTTCAGTTAACTGAAGACTTCCAACAAGATAATTGATAAAATAACAAAGGGAAAGTTTATCAAACTTTTTTTCTTTGAGTTTTTGACTTAAAACCATGACCATTCGATTCAAAGATTCAATCGATTGAATTGAAATCAATGGAGGTTTAATGTTATCGAGTAGAATGCCGGGAAGAGTTCCCTTTTGAGTGGCATCAACAATTTCCTTCATGATCTTATTCTTGACCATGTTTACTACGTCATCTTCGCTTTTACCCTTGCGTTTTGCAAGAGCCATCATAGCATCGATCTCTTGCTCCGTAATTTTCTTTGAAATTGAAAAAGAAGCAAGAACACCTGCCTTGGTCAGAATATGCATAGGATGATCTTCCATAAAGAATAAATATCATCGTTGTAGCCAATCTGGATCAAAATATTTTCGTCCACTTCTAAAATATCCTCGACCACAAGTCAATGTGCAATTTGGGCAATATAACTTCATATTTTCAAGCCTATGATTTTTTGAATTATCATCCATGAAGGTCAAAAAAAGTGGAACTTTACCGTTTGCCACACTCCGCTCATGCCATCCACACTTTTCACATTTTTCTTCTTTAATTTTTCCACGAATGAGTTTATCTTTGATATGAAAGATGGAATACTCGGGGTGTTTACCTTCCAATATTTCACTGAGAGGATATTTCCCTCGTTCCGGATCAAGGATATTCTTTTTGCCTTTGATGTTTGGTTTCGGTTCCCAAACTCCATGAAGTTTGGCGTATTTCTTGTAGGTGTGATAGTTCACCCGCATGTGACGGGCAACCATGGCTTCGTTGAAACCATTGGGGTACTTGAGGGCCGTCGCTTGTTTGGCTTCCAAGAACTCATGTTTCATGAGTGGGCGATAGCCCCGACCTCGTTTAATACGGGGCGGGGGTTCTTGAGAAAGACCAAGTTGTGCCAACGCTTCGGGCGGAAGTTGAGTTTCCTTGAGAACCTTCTCCGTTTCAAGGGTGTGGACCTTCTGAGTCAACTCATCAACCGTTTGAGCGAGCACCGCAACAACTCGTTCGAGAGAACCAGTATTAGGTGTTGGATTTTCCTGCATTGGCACGAGCAGGTTCTAACTGCAAATCAATTTTGTGAAGATTCTTAGCCTTTTCACGAAGTAGTTCAGCAACGGAATATAATCCTGCATTCATAAGAATATGATACATGTTGATCTGATAGTGTTTGTTAATATCCGCTTCATCTGTTTTCTCATAACACTCGCCTATAATGCGAATTTTGTGAAAGAAAGACATGTCATTTCGATATTTCTCGACAACTCTTGTGGCGGCCTCAATGAAAATATCGTCATGAATAGCGGAATTAACCGTTATCTGACTTTTCTTTCCATTAAGTTTTACTATAACCACTTTATTAGTTGTGGACGACTTCATAGTTTTTTGCATAGGCATGATATTTTCATTGATTAACCACCGTATATCCCTTGGAATACGATAAGTCGCCATCATTGAGAAGATCCAAGTTGTTCAATTTCTTTATGACGTTATTATACACGTTTTCCTCAACCGTGCCTGCTACGCACACCAGTTTTTGGATGGCCTTTGTCTTAGCATCATCTCTCCAAATGCGTCCAATGGCCTGTCGCATATTGACGGGCGAATAGGATGGAGAGATAAGAGACATACGGGGGTGACCCCCATGTAGGTCATGAAGCGATAATCCACCGCCTCCTGACTGGACATTGACCAGAATAACTTGTTCTTCGTTGCTTTGAAAGCGTTTCTTGTTTAACTCACGTTCAGCATCGCCCACCTTACCGTCAAATATACAGGAAATCTTGAGACGTTCGGCAATCGCATTGAGCGTATCCGTGAAGTTCACGAACACGACAATTGAGAATCCGTCTTCCTTAGCCTCTTCGATCATATCTATAAATAGCGGAACTTTTACCAGTTCAATCTTTTGTCTGAATCTTAATTCCACGACAAGGTGGTTATGCTTGTTTAATTTCTGTAATTGTTCTAATTGTTTAAGTTCTTTTTCCATCTCATCATAGATGGAATTGATCCGACTGGTGTCTTCTTTTTCCATGTCCAACAGGACTGCAAACAAGTCACACTCTGGGAAATTTGGGATGGTGTCTCGACGCAGGCGAACGCCTCTGTCGAGAAAAATATCTTTATGGAGCTTCTTGAGAACCTTCTGACGAACCTTATTGTCAGTGGTAAACTCCATGCCCCATTGGCCCTTGGAACAGCCGTGTTCTCGCAACCATTGAAACCAACCTTGTTGTCCACCCTTGAAGAGCTTTAAACACGTTCCTACGGTTCGCAGTTCAAGGGGGTTGGTTGCATTGGTCGCCGAGCAGAAAAGTTGCTTGTACCCCTGTTTGTACGCCGCTATGCACGTTTTAGCGTTCTTGGTCTTCCAGTTCTTGAGTTTTTGTGACTCGTCCCAGATAATCAAAGTGTCTTTTGGAACTTTCCATGTGAAGGTCTTCCGACGAGTAGAACGGGGGATAACGTAAGAGGCAAGTTTAGAACTGGTTTTTCCGATCTTGAGTTGCTCGTAATTGGTGACCGCAATGAGTTTATCAGTCATCCCAAAGTGTTTTTCAACAACTTCGTGCCACTGAGAAATAACTGCTTTCGGACATATAACCACCATTTTCATTCCCAACTCTCTCACAACTCCACATGCCGAAAAAGTTTTTCCAGTCCCCGTATCTGATCCATCAATGGCACATCCCCATTCGTTAATGGCCGAAATGAGTTTGCCTGCTGCTGAAACCTGCCAAGGACGTAACCCAATGGCGTTACTAATGTCATAGTTAGGAAGAAAGAAATCGGAAAGAGCGGGGGCTTCTTGTTCGGAACGAGTAACGCCGATTTTTTCAAACTGAAGTTGAGCCAACTTGGTCTCCGAGAGGAACCATTCGTCTTCCTCCTTGTACACTCGAAATCCTTTGGCCAGCAAATCAAACTTGACTTCTCTCCAGAAATCAAAAAATGCTGTCCGAGCAGGTTGGGGGATAAGCCAACTTCGTCGCCAATGGTCTATTGTGCCGACTTTGACTTTATAGGGAGCGCACCATTCAATGTTAAGATCCATACTCTGGCTTATTAAACATAAAGGCAGAGGTAATATCACATCGCATTTTGCGTCCTTCACGAATTACGCCAATCTCAATACGTTCGGCCATCGCTCGAACGAAATTGACTGATGCTTGATCATCTTCCCCGTGTCCCATGGACTCTAGGAGGATCATGTAACTCTTTCTGGTCTGACCAAAAGCACGTTGAGAAATTCCTTCGAGGTATCTCACTGCCGAGGGGTAATCGTTAAAGGTAACGTCTTTAACGGGTTGTTTTGTAGTGTCGGTTATGTAAATTTGCATATTTGTATGTGTTCTTTTCTGCCTATAAGTAGTACAGAAAATACGCCATAACACTTTATCTTAAAAGCATCATGGCGTATAAAAACTAAAAAAGCAACTTATTTTAAGTGCTTATTATATTATGACTGTGGAACTTCGGGGTCTCGAACGTTCTTGGGATCGTTCGGAAGATCCTTAACGGTCTTATAAGAACGAACCTGAACCTTGTGGTTAGACTCTTGCAATTCCTCTTCGTCATCCTCAGATGCCTCTGGAGCGTCTTGGGATGCTTCTGGAGCCTCTGGAGCCTCTGGAGCCTCTGGAGACTCATCCTCGTCACCCATGTTGTCTACGGGGCTTTCGCCACGATGCATCTGGAGCAACTTGAGAAGAATTTGAGCCATCTGTTTCAGAAGTTCAACTTCACTTTTCTCTTCACCACCCGCTCCACCAAATTCAGCACCTCCTTCATCGCCGCCCTCGGCCCCAAATTCAGCACCAAAATCTTCATTGATTTGAGGATCGCTTTGAATTTCTCGGGCTTTATTACGTTGGCCCGGTTGTTCGAGTTGTGATTTCTTGCCACGGACCTTATATTGAGGTCCCGCTTCTTGCACGCACTGGCGAACGACTTCATTCACAAGGGCTTTGAGTTCAGATTTCTTCATGGTGTTTTCCTTAACTGGTTTCGACGGTTTGCGTGAGACATCTGATACATAATCAGTCAGACATTCCATTACAAGCCGTTCAAGATCGTATTTGGTCATGGGTATAAATATTAACCGGTGTATCCAATATCTCGCTTAATTTTGTCTACCATAGCTTTTTCAGTGGTATCCAGAGATTTGGAAAGTTCATCCAAAAACTCATCAATGGTAAATTTTTTCGATGGATCTCGTTTTTGCATCTCTTTGAGAGCCTCGATATTATCGATCATCTTAGTCATGGCATCCCGATAGCCATTCGCAACCCGTGTTGCCGTTTGACCTGCGACTTCAAGAGCCTTGGGAGCGAGTACCTTGATCATATTTACGCACCAACTCATGATGGTATCAAAAATCGAAAAAATCGATGCGGCCAATGGGTTGGACATCGATGCGAAGCGAAGAACAAGATAAATAATAGACCCAATGCCGATAATCCATGACATACTAATCACGAACTTTTTGAGCCCATACCAAATTGCACCAAAACCAAAAAAGCTATTCATATCATCCAACTTTGATTGCATGGCATCGGCTTTTAGAGCCGTGTCCTGTGACAGTTTCATGTATTTTTGGATTTCTTTGTCCTTGGCTTCGACAAGAAGTTTGGACTTAAGTTGTAACCCATAAATCTCCGAATCTTTATTCTCCAACGCTTTTGATCCACGTTCTCGTTCTGTGGCCAGTTCCGAAGTCAAATCATCAATCATTTGCTTCATTTTCTTCATCTCTTCCAGTGTTGGAGCCCCAGTAAGAGACGCAGCCCTCGAATTCAATTCCTTTGCAATTTCAACGGCTTGAGAGGGATTTGCTTCTTTCCCCAACGCATATCCCACACCATACGAAATATTGGCCACCTGTTCCAACTTTTCTTTTAAGTTAGCCCCCAACAGAGTTTCGACATTTACTACACTGGCCTTGGCGTCAGCCTCAGCCGATGCCTTTTTACCAAAAATTTTCTCTGTCGTGGCACAACCTGAAAGAATGATCAGCATTGCTGCGACAATGAAACCAAAAATGACTTGTTTGACGGTTTTCATACACTAATAAGTAGATATTTATAAGGTCAACCACTCAAGAGAATACGTTTTCTGATCGTCTCGGTGTACGGATAATTGTGGCCATACCCCTCCGTGTGTGGCGATCCTTCAAAAACCCCAAGCTTTTGCTTGAGAAGGGACAATGCCGCCGCTGGACTCATTCGACCACAGTTGAATCCCACGATGCCATGTTTCAGGCAAAATTCTTCCAATTTTTTTATATCTTCCGCTGGCCAGCTTTGAATAGGAGCAGTGGCTTCTGATGCATTCTCAGCCCTTCGATCCAACATCATTCGATATGGATCGATATTACCTTTGAGCGGGGTTGATTGAGGTCCGGTGCCTTTACTGGCGAGTCGAGCTTGCAATAAAGCCATAGCATCAAAGTCAGGGATACGATGAAGGGTTTCGTCGATCATATTTTTACACCAAATATGGAAAATAGTGTAAGATGTGACCGGGAAATTTAGCGTCCAACGCTCGACGAAGTTCCGCTGGAACGTCGGTCTCAACCTTACCGCTGAGTTTCATTGACCCAAGACCCTCTGGCACCGTGAGACTCAACTCTTTAGTCTTCATATCATAACGACCACGAAAGTTTTTATATGGAAGAATATCTCCAAAATTTTCTTTGTGACTATGACCAACGGCAGTGACAAGCTTTCGGAGTTTAGCATCCCAATACCAACAAACATAGTTCCCCGAAAAACCAATATTGTAATACTCCACCCCTGCTTGGATGTTCTTTTTTTCTCGTTCCCGTCGCTGAGATAAATTGACGTTAAGTGATTTCACCCAATCCGCATACGATTCATGATCGCCTTTGACAGCAACCATTCCTTGATTTTTGCGTTTTTTCTTCTTGGGAGTTCTCTTTGCTTTTAGCAAGTCTGCCGCCGTTTTTACTGGATTTTCGGGATGCCATGAATTCCAATCCTCAATATCATCCTCGGTTGGAACACTTTTTTTCCCTTCCAATGCCTGTTGGATGCGCTCTCTAACCAAATTTTTCAACTCGTCCTTCGAGATGGTCTCTTTAATCATCTGTTGTTGATTTTCCCAATTGCCTCGATTGTTGACAACTTGAAGAAACTTATCAACTTCAAGAGACAATTTTCGAGCAATTTCATCCACATAGTCATTTGGATTCATATCTCCAGAAGTTGCTTTACGATGATAGGACCGAATAGCGTTTGTTTTGATCAAATCAAACAAAAGTTTCTTGATGGCGCTCTGGACTTTGGTTGGGTCGGATATCTCAAGATTCTCGTTAATTTTCCCATACCGGTTTTCGTCCTGCCAATCACGGAAAAGAATATTGCCTAACAAATATGCTTCCATCTCTCGCTTGCGAAGAATAGGGTCTTTTTGCGCATAGTGTTCCTGCCCTGCATTATTACCGGGAAGAGCCCCATGTTCATTCTGCCAGTGGTGGATAAGTTCATGCGCAAAACTGCGAAGCATATCCGTAGGATGACGCTTGGTCATATAGACCCTAATTGTCCTCGACATTGGGTCATAGTAGGCGGTCTTTCCGAATGGTTCTTCGGCATTAGCCGCATCGTGGGAAAAAACAATTTTAGGAGTAGCCTTGATGCCAAGTCGTTTGGCCATGGACTGATACAACCCAGCAAGTCGTTTCTTTAACTCGGGGTCGATCTGAACTTTTGTTTCAGGGGTGGCTGGCATTATTTCCAGTATTTGGTTACCATCGAAAGAACGTAATCATAACGACGTTGGATATTTTTTACTCCCATATCTTCCAACTTTGTTACAATCATATCGGCGACCGTATTTTGATCGTCCGTCTGGCCACGATGAGCGATAGCATCCTGAATAAAGGCATCGAGTTTTCCAGTTCCGGCTTCCTCGGGGGAATCCATCTCTTTAAGATACTTCTGGGCTTTCGCCAACAACGGAGTAACCTTACCCTTGGCGTTCAATCGTCCTACAAGTTCTTTCAATTCTGAAATTGCGCCAGCTTCACCCATCTTTCCATCCTTGCCTTTGATGTTGGCAAGTTGTTGAAAGCGATGTACCATGGTTGGATCGCCGCAGCCGCAATCATCACATTCCTTGACCTGACCAGCGAGGAATTGTTGAACGGGCTGACCGTTACACATTCCCTGTGGGTCTACTTCACATTGACTGGTACCGAAGGCGCTCTTCTTCTTTTGAAGAACCACAATTACTTGAGGAGTTGTTCCTTGATTTTCGGCATCTGGTTGGTCTGGGAAGGTACTGACTTCTCGGAAACCCTTTTTCATCAAAAGGTCAACTGCCTGTTGTTGTTCCGGAGTGTATTCACCCATAGCCCATCCTTCTTTGACGACAGTTGCTTGAGCGGCATCCCGAACTTCCTTGATATCAATTGAGACATCATTAGCTTCTCCTTCTTCTTTTTCGTCGTCTTCATCCTCATCATCATCCAAACCAATTCCCCATGGGCCTTTTGGTTCTTCCTTTTCTTTGGGTTCCACAAAATTATCTCCCGGTGGATTTGGAGCATCCTGTTCCTTCCCGGCCACCATGCTGGACATGGGGTGTTCTTCGGGTTCAGACGTTGGCACCGACCCACCTTCAATTCCAGCTTCGGCAGAAGCAGGAGTTTCTTTACCATCACGAGTGGTACCATCATCATCAATGGGTTCATTTCCCAATTGTTGAACTTGCATTGGATGAATCGCATCCGACCCCTTTTTATTCGTCTTGGGAGCCTCCCCACGAGTGATTTCGCCGTTGTCTGGGGTGAAATGACCCCCCTTTGCCTTAATAGCCTCAGAGGCCGGGGTATCAGAAATAGCACCTTGAGAGTTGGGTTTGAGATTCTTTACTCTCTCCCAGCCTCCAAAACGAGCCTTTTCTGGGTCCCCTTTCACTCCACCTTGAGGAAGAACTTTCATCGCTTCCAAGCCGCCCAAACGACACTTCTCAGGATCGGCCACATGCCCACCAGCAGGAAGTCCACCGGAACGTGTACCGCGAACTGCCGTCGCAATGACAGGGGTTGGCATGATGGCGGTGGGAGAAAAAAGTTTGGACATTTGAGGCGGCATTGGCAAAGTTTCACCCATGCTACTACCCGGCAATTCATCAGCTAATCCAGCACCTTTCAGTGTAGAATAATAGTTTGGATCTTCGGTAAGATGGTCCAAGGCAATTTCTTTGGCGAGAGCTTCGTCTTGCGTATGCTCCATTTCCACCTTAACCCCCATTTCTAACTGTTGTGGATCGACTTGGTTTGATGAAGTTTCATCGCCGTTACCTCCCGGTAGTGAATCTTCACGGAGACCCATAGATTTCAGAAAATAGCTCTTGTAATTACTCATATGGTTATAAATATCAATAACAAGGTTAAAAACACCTTCTAAATAACCTTGATATAAGATAATCTTGACGCAAGATTTCAACGGCTGACATTTTTTTGAACCAGTTTGGAAACTGTGAATTATAAAGCATGACCGAATAACGACTGGACACCATATCAACACGAGTATCAAAAAAAGTTTCCCAATTCTTCCAATAAATTGGAGCGAAGGAGGTTTTAGCATCAAATGCCATATAGTTCAACTCTTCCAAAGACACCATATGTTTTAATAGAGGATGCAGAACTTGATATCCCAATTCCTCCCATCCAAAGGTAGCCTTTATTTTTATCATCGCCTTCATTTTTTCTCTCCAGCTAACCAATAATGGGCATTGTTTTCGAGCGCCAATGAACCCCAAAGATGGCGATAAAGGCTCCCATTCATATCCAACATAATCCCAAATTTGAAGGTAGGGAATGACCGAAGACATATCCGATGTTAAAATTTGATCGCTATCAAGCCAAATTCCTCCATGTTCCGTTAACAATTCACATCGAAGGTAATCCGCCTTATGGGCCAAAGAAAGATGAAAAAAGTTATCGGGAAACTGATGTCTCTCAATATAGTTAAATAAGTTCTGATCCGTGACTGGAACGTAATGAAAATACGGACGGGTTTTTCTAGAA